CATCCACCACCTCAACGGCACCCCAGGACGCATGCGGCTCGACGAGCGAGGGTATGTGGTCCGCTAGGATGGCCCATAGAGGCGCTGCGGAGGCCGCCAGTGGGGTGGAAGGGGCGGGGGCTAGGGATGTGGCCGAAAATGATTTGACCCCATCAGGCGGCCACGAGAGCGCGTTAGAAGCAATACACATTGCTAGTGTTGATTGCTGGTGCCGGCCAGTGCGGGACGAGGAGGAGCCGACCGTGTGGGTGCACAGTGACAGTGTGCAACACCACTGACGCCGACACTGAGATGCAGGATTACCAACCGTCACCACACGCAGTGACACAAGGTGAAGATGCGTGCCGGCGACTAACGCGGCAGTTCACCGGGGTGACGAATGCTCTCGATCCGTTGGTGCGAATAGGCTGGCCGTGGCGATCGGCGATATCTTGTAATGGCATCTGACGGGCTGGCGCAGGCGGTAATGCCGCGCGCACGCAAGCGCGGCGGACGCGGCGGCAAGGTTTATGATGAGGATCTGGCAGAGGAGATTTGCGACAGGCTCGCCGCCGGTGAGCCGCTTAACTTGATCTGTCGCGATCCGCATATGCCGGATGAGAAATCAGTCCGGCGATGGGCGTCGGAGGGGGAAGACAGCCGGTATTACGCGCCAGGCTTTGGGCCGAGATATGCACGCGCGAAGGCAATGGGTTACGAGAGATTAGCCGATGAAGTGATAGCGATCGGAGACGCTTCGATCCTGTTCGACGGCAAGCCCGACAATGCCATGGTTCAGCATGCGCGGCTGATGTCGGAGAACCGCAAGTGGTTGCTCTCCAAGATGCTGCCAAAGCAGTTCGGTGACAAGGTGACACAGGAGCTGGTCGGCGATAATGACAGACCGCTGGTCACGCGCATCGAGTTGGTGCCGGTCGACCCGCGGCCGATCGTCGACGTGACCCCGGCGAAGAAGCCCCGAAAACAGCGTATTCGGAAGCCCAATGGTAGCCCAGTTTGATGTGTGTTAGCGAAAGCGGTGCAAAGCCTGAGGTTTTGCGATGCTATCTACCGCCTCGACAGCGGTAGGTGGGCAGTCTCGACCCCGGAGAGCCCCGCGTGAGCGGTAATCAGGGGAGGCCCGTGAAATTCGGGCCGCAATCAGCAGCCCTCGCGTACACGCGTATAGAAGACAGCCGATCGGGCTGACGCGACGCCCTGTAGCAGTCCGGCCTGGGTGATGCCTGCCGGCCTCGGACAGCCGGCAGCCAGGGCGTCGCGCCCCCCGGGGGCACCCGTCAGGAAAATGGGTTCCCATCGCGGCTGCGGTGGCCCCGGTATCCCTGTGGCGTGGGGCGTGGGGCGTGGGGCGTGGGGCGTGTTGCGTGGATCCCGGCGATTATTTTTTTAGCCACCCAGAAAAGTTTCATTCAACCCTGGCGTTAGTGCAGGCCCAGCGCGGTGTGGACGAAGGATTATCTGGTCCGTGGTTTTGTCAAGCGGCAGCGGCAGCGGCCGTGGGGGCCGGAGCATTTGCACGAGACATCGGACTATCGAGACGAGTGGTTGGCGCTCTATCGGGTGGAGGGGGCGCGGCGAGCCTTAAAGCAGGCAAAGGCCGAGGCTGAGGCTTACCGCGCAGCGGTGTTTGCCTGGGACGCGGCGGCGACACGCTCGGCGGTGGCCGAGGCGCAGCGGGTGACGGCGCGGCAGGCCGAAGCGGTGGCCCGCGAAGCCAGGGCGGCGGCGCAGGCGCAGTTTTTTGCGGAACAGTCTGCAGAGCGGCGGCGGCAAGAGGCTGCCGAGCGCGAGGAGTGGCTGGATCAGACGGTTGCCAATGCTCGGAGCGCGGTAAGCCCGCGGACGGTTTGGATGGCCTGGGCCTGGGGGCAGGGGCAAGTCCAGAAGCACATTGCCGAGCAGTGCCATGTCACCACGGCGGTGGTGAGTGGGGAGTGTCGACGGTATCTGACGGTGTTTGCCCCGGAATTATTGTATCGCTCCAGTTGGGGCAGTATCGATCTGCTCTACGACCGCCAGGTTAAACTGGCGGAATTGCTGAAAGGCAAGCCGGAGCCGCCGCGGCCGGAGAGTTGGCGCCTCCCGCCTCCTGTGGTGGCGGGTCTGCCGCCGGAACTGAGCCCGCCACCCGGCCCCTGCCAATGGCGGGGGTTGTCGGAATTGGCGCGGCAAGCCGCCCGCCGTAAGCTGGATCGCTGGGTCCGGGCCAAGCGTGTGGCGGGCTACACCCAGGCGGTGTTGGGCCAGGCGCTCGGTGTCGGCCCGGAGCGAGTACGGCAGATGGAACAGCAGGCAAAACTGCGCGAAGCGCGGTGGAATTGGGGCATGTGGGCCAGCCGTCAGCCCAAGATCAAGGGGCGGCCCCTTGATATGGGTGGTCCGCGGGATGTTTGGCTGAGCTTTGAGCTGGGGGACGGGAAGGACTGATGCCGGCGGGACAGATCGCGCTGCCCAGGAAATTGGTGGAGGTGTTCAGCGGTGAGGCCCTCTACCGCGGCGCATTCGGCGGCCGGGGTTCAGCCAAAAGCCGCTCCTTCGCAAAGATGGCGGCAGTATATGGGCTGCGCTGTGCCCAAGCCAGAGAGAGCGGGGTAATCGTTTGCGGTCGGGAGTTTCAGAACTCCCTGGATGAGAGCAGCATGGCGGAAGTCAAGCAGGCGATTGAGACTGAGCCGTGGTTGAATGATAACTATGAGATCGGCGAAAAGTACATACGGACCAAGGACGGCAGGATAGATTTTACCTTTGTCGGCCTGCGCCGCAACATCGAGAGCGTCAAGTCGACGGCGCGGATACGTCTTTTGTGGGTGGACGAGGCGGAGCCGGTCAGTGAGCAGGCTTGGCAGAAGGCGATCCCGACGGTCCGCGAGGAGAATGCGGAGATCTGGGTGACCTGGAACCCGGAGCGGCGGGCTAGCCCGACCAACCAGCGTTTTCGTGAGAACCCGCCCGAGAATAGCAAGATCGTGCAGGTAAACTGGCGCGATAATCCGTGGTTCCCCAGCACCCTGGATCAGATCCGGCGAGAGGACGAGCAGAAGCGGCCGGAGCAGTACCCGCACATCTGGGAGGGTGATTACGCGACGGCGCACGTCGGTGCCTACTTTGCCGCTCTTCTTAGTGAGGCGCAGCGCGAGGGCCGGATTGGTAAGGTGAGCCGGGACCCGCTTCTGCCGATCAAGGCGTTTGTCGATATCGGCGGTACTGGAGCCAAGAGCGATGCCTATTCCTGCTGGATCGCCCAGTTTGTCTCGCGAGAAGTACGAGTTTTGGACTATTACGAGGCTATCGGAGAGCCACTGGCGGTACATCTTCAATGGTTACGAGACCGCGGCTGGGGAAAGGCTCATATATACCTCCCCCATGATGGCGCCAGCCACGACCGGGTGTTCGATGTTTCCTTTGAGAGCGCCATCCGGCAGGCCGGCTTTCCGGTAGACGTGATCCCCAACCAGGGCCGTGGCGCGGCGCGGATGCGGATCGAGGCGGCCCGGCGTCTTTTCCCGAGCATCTGGTTTAACGCCGAGACAACCGAGGCCGGCAGGGATGCGCTCGGTTGGTATCACGAGCGCCGCAGTGAAGACATCCGTGACGTCGGGCTCGGCCCGGAACACGATTGGGCGTCGCATTCGGCCGATGCGTTTGGGCTTTTAGCGGTCGCGTATGAGACCCCGCAGGGCCGGCCGCAGAAGCTGAAATACCGCCAACTGGGTCTCGTGTGAGCCCACTCGCTTCGTTAGCTGGCGCAGTAGATACGCAGCCGAGATGACCGAGAGCAGCCCGCCGCCGCCTAAGAACGGCGAGCGATACGTTCGCGAAGAACGCGAAGTCCGGCCGGTACAGCCGGGCATCCTCGGGGCTCTGACGGAAATCAGCCGGACCATCCTCGGCGGAATGCCGCCGGGGATGGTAATTATCGTTGTTCTGTTTTGCGGTTTGATTTGGTTCCTCGATAACCAGAACTCGACCAGAGCTGCGAGCATGGAACAACGAACCGAGGCGGTAGCAAAGCTCTTGGACAAATGCATTTCGGCGAGTATCGGGAAAAATAATTGAGCAAAGTGATTGGATATCGTTCCGGCCACGATCGGAACAACGATAGTGTTTTATCGCATACTTACGCCGAGACGGCGGCCGGCAACCTCTGGCCGATGTGCGGGTATGGGTGGAACCGGAGCGACGGCACGCGGCTGAGTATCTGGCGGGGGCCTTTCGGCTCTGAGGGCGATTGTCGCATCTGCGGCAGGAATGTTGCGAAAGGGAGGCGGCCTCACTGGCGGCCGTTTCCACACAGAACGCGATGGATTTAAT